AAGAAAGCGGTAACTGCTGTTATCCTGGAAAACCAAGAAAAAGCTGCGAAAGAAGACAAAGCATTCTTGGGAGAAATCGCAAACGTAACAGGTGATGCTGCCGTAGCGAATTGGGATCCTATCCTAATTTCTCTCGTAAGAAGAGCAATGCCTAACCTTATCGCATACGATATCTGTGGCGTACAACCAATGACTGGACCAACTGGTCTGATCTTTGCAATGAAGTCAAGATTTACTTCAAACAGCGGCACAGAGGCACTATTTAACGAAGCTGATTCAGACTTCTCTGGTACTGGTACTATGAGTGGCTCACTAAACCCAGGTTTAATGAACGACACTACTACATCAGTAACAACTGGTACTGGTATTGCAACAGCAACTGCTGAAGCTTCATCATCATTCGCTGAAATGGCTTTCTCAATCGAGAAGTCAACTGTAACTGCTAAAACTAGACAGTTAAAAGCAGAATACACTATGGAACTTGCTCAAGACTTAAAAGCAATTCATGGTTTAGACGCAGAAACAGAATTGGCTAACATCTTATCTGCTGAGATCCTTGCGGAAATCAATAGAGAAGTAGTAAGAACAATTTACGAAAAAGCGAAAAAAGGTGCAAACATTAACACTACAACTTCAGGTACTTTCGATCTAGATACTGATTCAAACGGTAGATGGTCTGTTGAGAAGTTTAAAGGTTTAATGTTCCAAGTAGAAAGAGACGCTAACGTAATCGCACAAGAAACAAGAAGAGGAAAAGGTAACATTCTTATCTGTTCTTCAGACGTTGCTTCTGCTTTACAAATGGCAGGTATATTAGATTATACTCCAGCTCTTAACAACTCACTAAACGTTGACGATACTGGTAACACTTTTGCTGGTACTCTAAACGGAAGATACAAAGTATACATTGACCCATATGCGTCAAATAATACTGCGGCTCAATACTTCACAGTGGGTTACAAAGGTACTTCACCTTATGACGCTGGTATGTTCTATTGCCCATACGTTCCACTACAAATGGTGAGAGCGGTTGGGGAATCAACTTTCCAACCAAAAATTGGTTTCAAAACTAGATATGGTTTAATTAGAAACCCATTTGCGGAAAGTTCTGCTCAGACTTCTGACGTAGGTACAGACCAATCAAACATCTATTACAGAATGGTTAAAGTAACTAACCTTATGTAATAAAGGTTCACCTCTATACTGGAAACGGTATAGAACACCACTAGAGTGGGTCAGGTTTAGACTATGCTGATCCTACAAAGTTTAAGTTTCAAATATCTAAATTACCTAGAGTAGAGTTTAACTCAATTCAAGCAAATATACCAGGTATAACCCTAACAGAAATAAATCAACCAACTAGACTTATGCCTGTAAGAATACCAGGTAATGATTTAACATTTGAAGACTTAACTGTAACTTTTATTGTAGATGAAGATTTAACAAACTATCGTAGTGTACATGACTGGATGACTGGTCTTGCACAAGTAGATAGTGATGACAAATATCGTGCTTTAATTACAGATGGTGGCGATAGAATGCCTTTATCTCAACAAGCAAATCTTCAAGACGCAGGTAGAGTAACAACAGCAACTAATGATGGTGCAATATTTTCAGACGCAAAACTAATTATACTGTCAGCAAGAAATATACCTATTGTTGAATTATCTTTTGAAGATACATATCCTAAGGCATTATCTGCTCTAGAGTATAATCAAAATGCAACTGATATTGAATATCTACAAGCAACTGTTACACTAGGATATAAGAAACATACATATACGACCCCTTTTTAGTTTACTATATAATACAAAGGATTAAATAATGACACTTGATGAACTTCAGGCGAAGGCCGAGAAAGATTTGAAAATTGATGATACTGAACTAGACCTAGAAAGTCTAAAGACACCACAACTTCATTCTCAATATCTAAAAACATATTCTACATATGCTCTTATGCTTAAAAAAGCAGAAGGTGACCACTCACAATTACATTTAAAAAAATGGTTATTCTATACAGGTAAAGCAGAACCACAAGAATATAAAGATAGTAATTTTGATTTAAAAGTATTAAGACAAGACGTTGATAAATTTATTGACGCTGACGAAGATATAATTAAGTCAAGACAAAAAATAGAATATCTAAAACAAATATGTGGTTACTGTGAAAGTACACTTAAACAAATAAACAATCGCACATTTCAAATTAAGAACGCAATAGAGTGGAAAAAATTTACTATGGGTAGTATGTAATGAGTAAAGAAGATTTAAAACGCATAGAGAAAAAAATAGACGATCTTAATAAAAAATTAGATAATCATATTAAAGAAATATGGAAAGTGTATGAACCTCTTAAAAAAATAATAAAATATTTTGTAAAATGATATTTTGTATTGGTAATGGTGAAAGTCGTAAAGACTTTGATTTAGAAAGATTAAGACCACATGGCAAGATATATGGGTGCAATGGTTTATATAGAGACTTTGTGCCAGATGTGTTAGTCGCAATGGATTATAATATTTGTCATGAAATATATCGTAGTGGTTATGCATTTGAACATCCTGTATATTTAAAAGCATGGGAGAAAAATCCACATACCATGTATGAAAAATTATTCTACCCAGAAACAGTCACAAAGTTTTTAGGTGATATTGATGATGTAAATAATTATACAGATGAATGGGTTTGGAAAGGTGAAAAGAAAAGATTTTTTGTGTGTTGGGCAAATAATGTAGATGTAATGAAAAAATTTCGTGAAGAAAATAAAGAGTGGCATGAAGATGATTTTAAGTTACACTTTGGTGAGGATCAAGAAGGATATAAAATAACATGGACAAAAAAGAAAGACAAAGTGATGGGATTGGGCAAGTACCAACAGGAGAAGACAAACGCAGGTGTTTTGATTGCACTAATGGCAGCGGATGTAAGCAACAAGGTTTATTTGGTGGGGTACGATTACAAGTCGAAGAACGACAAAGTAAACAATCTATACAAAGGAACAGTAGGGTATGTAGGGCCAAATGCAAAAGCAGTACAACCAGATAACTGGATAAATCATACAAAACGATTATTAAACAAATACGATAAACACGAATTTATACATGTAGGGGATAATATAGAAGAATTAGACGAGAGAGATAACTGGACAAATATTTCATATGACGAATTAGATGAACGAATTAACGGTAACAAAGTATAACGAATCCTATATTAAATGCACAAGTGAAGATTTAGGTTTACTACAAGAACTATCTGAATTTTTTACTTTCAAAGTACCTGGTGCTTCTTTTATGCCGAGTGTTCGTGCAAAAAGATGGGATGGTCAAATAAGATTATTCTCAAAAGCAACAGGTAAACTATATTACGGACTATTACCTTATGTTGAACACTTTATTGAAAATAGAGGGGGTACAATCATACGAGAGGGTCTTGAAAAACCTACCAGCGGCTCGCTAAGCGATAGTTTTTCCAAGTTTGCAAACAAAATAATTAAGGATTCTATAAAAATAAGAGATTATCAACTTTCAGCGTTTTCACACGCAATCAATAATAAAAGAACAATATTGTTATCACCTACGGCCTCAGGTAAGTCATTAATCATCTACTGTATTATTCGTTTACTCACATCATTAGAAAAAAATTGTTTACTGGTTGTTCCAACAACATCATTAGTAGAACAAATGTATAAAGACTTTGAAGATTATGGTTGGGAGGCAGAAAAGTTTGTACAAAGAAAATATTATGGTTATGAGATAGATGATAGTAAACCTGTAGTTATATCTACATGGCAATCACTTGCCACTTTTGATAAAAAGTATTTTGAAAAGTTTGATTGTGTTGTAGGTGATGAGGCACATTTATATAAATCTAAAGAATTGCAAAAAATTATGAGTGCCTGTGTAAATGCAAAATATCGTATAGGTACAACTGGTACGTTAGATGATAGTAAGGTACATAAGTTAGTATTAGAGGGTCTGTTTGGTAGAGTACATAATGTTACTACAACTAGAGAACTAATAGATAAAAATCAACTAGCAGATTTAAATATACAATGTCTAATATTAAAGTATCCTAAGGAAGAATGTCAACATGTTAAGAAACTAAACTATCAAGAAGAAATGGACTATATAGTATCACACGAAAAAAGAAATAGATTTATTCGTAATCTAACAAAAACCCGAACAGGTAATACTTTAGTTTTATTTCAGTATGTTGAAAAACATGGTAAAGTATTATATGATCTCATAGGCGACACGCTAGACCATCAAACACGAAAGTTATTTTTTGTTTATGGTGGTACTGAAACTAAAGATAGAGAAACAGTAAGGAGTATTACAGAAAATGAAAACAATGCAATTATTGTGGCCC